TAAGCATTACGATATCCAGCTAAAGATTAATCAGCTTGTGCATACACATGGACCCGAAGACGAAATCAATCGTCTTAAGAAAGAAAAGTTAAGGATTAAAGATGAACTCAAAAATTGTGAACACAAATTATCTTGATACCATCCGTGAAGTAGCTAACAAGCATTATCTTAATGCTTGTAAGTTGGTTGGTACTGCTGCTACTATTGTAGGCGCACTTGCTACTGCTGGCGGGTTTGACCCGGTCAACATTATCGCATTTAACGTTGGCGCTGTATTCTGGCTTCTTGCTAGCATTCGTATGAAGGATGCTACTCTAATGTCTGTTAACGCAGGTCTCCTTGGCATTTACGCACTCGGTGCAATTGTAAGGTTTATTTAATTATGAAAGACAATATCATATCTGCCCTTAAGGCTAGCTTTGAAGCAAGCATTCAAAAGCATAAGTTGAACATTGACATTATGCTTAACAAGCCAATGGCTATTCATGAACACACTGACTTTATGGGCGCAGTTGAACTTGAACTTGCACAAATTGCCGAGTACGAAGATAAACTAGAAGCACTTACGAAATATTTTTCGTAAAAGGCATCTTTTTGGTTGACATTACCCTCCCGATTTGATATAACAGTAATTGTTGAAACGCTGTTGAAAGGCTTTTGAGTATGACTACTGTTCTTGTCAAGTCGGGTGAGTATCGTAATCTCCCAGTTATCAATACCCAGTTCACGCTTGTTGAGGGTATCAAGCATGGCGCAAAAGGCGCATACATCACTGTGAAAAATGAAGGTCAGTTTCCCCATCAGATTGATAAGGTCAAGGTCCGCATTGAGGGTCCTGACTGCATCGAAGTCAACGGTGTTGCTCCTTCTGCAACTGTTGCAGAAACAGATCAGGATGCAATGGATCGCATTGCTACTCGCTTCGAAATCCTCGATGAAATGTCTGCTGCTTGTATCAAGGGCGACATTCGTGCGATGATCGTTTCGGGTCCTCCGGGCGTAGGTAAGTCGTTCGGGGTTGAAGCCCAGCTTGACAAGTCCTCACTGTTTGACAAGCTTGCTAACAAGCGTCAGAAGTATGAAGTTGTCAAGGGTGCAATGACTGCACTCGGTCTGTATGCCCAGCTGTATCGTTACAGTGAAAAGGGTAACATTCTCGTATTTGATGACTGCGATAGCGTGTTCGGTGATGAACTTTCGCTGAACATTCTCAAGGCTGCGCTTGATAGCGGTAAGCGTCGGCGCATCTGCTGGAACTCGGACTCACGCCTTCTGCGTGACGAAGGTATCCCTAACTCGTTCGACTTCAAGGGTGGTGCAATCTTCATCACGAACCTCAAGTTCGAAAACGTCAAGTCTAAGAAGCTGCAAGATCACCTTGAGGCTCTGGAATCACGTTGTCACTTCATCGACTTGACCATCGATACCGAGCGTGATAAGATGCTGCGTATTCGTCAGGTCAACCGCGATGCTGACGGTGGTCTGTTCAAGGACTACAACTTCCAAAACAATGAAGGTGCAGCAGTCCTCGACTTCATGCAAGAAAATCAGAAGCGTTTGCGTGAACTGTCAATCCGTACCGCACTCAAGATTGCTGACTTGATTAAGATTTCCCCGAACAAGTGGCAAGCACTTGCTATCAGCACAGTGATGAAACGGGGCTAACTTACATAATAATAAAAATGCCTTTCAACAAACTTTCGGGGACTTCGGTCCCCGTTTTTATTGCTTTTAGTCACAAACTATGTTAGAATGACATTATGAAAAACAAAGAACAACTGTTGTATTTCTTCTTGCAAGTAGGCAAGGTCAGCTTGAGTCAGTATGACTACAAGTTTATGGCTAATCTACAGACAATGATCCAGCGTGATTCACGGGTCACTACTGGTCAGGCTACGCTATTCGATAACTTAATCAGTAAGTACAAGAAGCAACTCTCTAAGTTAGGGTTGGATAAGGCTGAACTCAAAGCGTTAGACTGGAACTCTACACTCGTAGAAAGCACCACTGAATATACTGGTGCTTCTGTTGTCCTCTTGAATGATGAATTGACTTTTCGTGTTCCATTCAACAAGACATTCATTTCTAAGTTTAGAGAAGTGAAGGATAACACATTTGCTTGGGACAAAGAACGTAAGTTATATAGGACTATGTTTTCTACTAGCGCACTTAAAATTACGACCCAAGTGTTGCATAAGTTCTTCCCGACTGTCAGGTACTGTGATGAACTGTCAGCTATCTTGAACTCATTGGCTGAGTTAGAAACTGGTACTACTGTTTGGGACCCAACATTGTGTCAGGTTAATGGTCAGTTGATGGTTGCTGCATGTAATTCAAGAATCGGTGAACTCATTGAGGGAATGGAGCTCTCGCTAGACGCTACTATGTTGTTCAAGCTTAGCCAAATGGGAATCGATATCGATCCAGCTATCATTTCTGATTATCCTAGGCTACAATTTGCTGCTAATAATGTGTATGAAGCAGAGATTGTTGACGTAGAAAATGTCATCGGATGGATGAAAAATATCGGTTGCGAAAATGTTGTGATTGGGCGAGGATTAAGAACCGCATTAAATCAAGAGCAGTTAGCTAAGACGATTGAAAAGTATGGAATGAAGCCATTGGGCCCATTGTCATATGGAAAATTGCCTGATGGAGTTTCTATGATGTTGCAACATACAAGTAGTGTAAATAATCGCAACCCATTTATGGGCACCGTAAGCAAAACTGTCGTGCTTAAAGATTCACGACCAATCGAGGTACAATGAACGAAGTAAAGATCATAATCAAAGACGAAGTTAATGTAAAAATCGAGGGTCTTGAAGTAGGAGACCGTCGAGCATTAATGAAGATGTTTGAGTTTGAAAAGCCGGGGGCGAGATATCTCCCGGCTGTTCGTCTTGGACGATGGAACGGCAAGATTAGTTATTTTAGTCTTGGTGGAAGTACCTACGTGAATCTGTTAGAGCAAATCATTACATATCTGTATGATAAGGGATATGATATTGAACTTGTAGATTTGCGGCAGTCACATGAGGAACTTAAGTTCGACCGCATTAAAGAAGATTCATTTGCAGAAACAGTGTGGCCAAAAGGGCATGAACGTGAAGGTCAGCCGGTCGTACTACGTGACTACCAGGTTGAGATTGTTAATAACTTCTTAGAGAATCCTCAATGCTTACAGGAAGTTGCAACAGGCGCAGGTAAGACGCTGATGACTGCTGCTCTATCTAAGTCCGTAGAGCACCTAGGACGCTCTCTAGTGATTGTCCCCAACAAAAGTCTTGTTACACAAACAGAAGCAGACTACATCAACTTAGGATTGGATGTTGGCGTCTACTTCGGTGACCGAAAAGACTATGGCAAGACTCATACTATCTGCACATGGCAGAGCTTGAATAATCTCTTTAAAAATACAGCCGACGCAGGAGAAGAAACTCTTGATGAATTCTTCTTTGAAGACATTGCTTGTGTCATTGTTGACGAAGTTCACATGGCTAAGGCTGATGTACTCAAGACGATGCTTACCGGAGTATTCAGCAACATTCCTATTCGTTGGGGACTAACAGGAACCATTCCTAAAGACAAGATGGATCAAGTATCGTTGCTTGTGTCATTGGGTCCTGTCATCGGTAAGCTATCAGCAAAAGAACTACAAGACAGAGGCGTACTCGCACAATGTCACGTAAACATTGTTCAGCTTAAGGATAAGGTAGAGTTTACTAACTATCAATCAGAACTGAAACATCTACTAGAAGACTCAAATCGCCTTGATACAATTGCTGCGTTAATTGACAAAGTGAATCTGACTGGAAACACTCTTGTACTCGTTGACCGAGTGAATGCAGGAAAAGAAATCGTAAGCAGATTAGGAACCAATGCTGTGTTTGTTAACGGCGGTACTAGTCTATCAGATAGAAAGGATGAGTATGATGAGGTTGCCACAAGTGACGATAAAATTATTGTCGCAACGTACGGCGTTGCGGCTGTCGGTATTAATATTCCTCGGATCTTTAATTTGGTTCTTATTGAGCCTGGTAAATCGTTTGTACGAGTTATTCAGTCAATAGGCAGAGGTATTCGTAAAGCAGAGGACAAAGAGCATGTTCAAATTTGGGACGTTACTAGTTCTTGTAAGTTTGCAAAAAGACACTTGACACAACGCAAAGCTTTCTATAAGGAAGCAAACTACCCATTCACAGTAGAGAAATTGGATTATTAATATGTTGACTTACTATAAAATAAGTGCTATGATAGTATCATGAGAATACTCACTTTAGAAAATGAAAGCTACAATCTGGAAACACTTCCGGATGAAATCGATGATTTGCTGTTTGCAATTCTAGATAACTCTACCCCAGCAAATGTGGATTATCATTTCATTCCGTTGATCTTTTTAGAATCATTCAACAGTCCTGCACTAGTGATTAAGGTCGCTGATAAGGTTATTAAGATGCCAATCGATTGGCAGATATTGATTGGAGAGCAAGAACATGGTGACTTAGAAACTTTACCACTATCTAGTCTGAACGATAGAGGATTTAACGCTTTTCAGTTTAACCCTCGGACTTCATTCTCCCCCTCATTTCTTCCTATTGAAATCGTAGATATCTACCCTGATGTTACTTGGTATGCACCTCGACTCAGAAATGGTCAGTTTTTGTGTGTACCGATTGACGAAGGGGAGCAACCGCGTTGTATCTATTTTGTCAAGGAGATTAGTAGGAACTGTGAAGTAGTAGATTATAGTCAAGTATTTTAACAATGAACAAGGTAATAGCATTTTTAGTAGTAGTGTTAGCTTGGCTTGTTATGCCCATCGTCATAGTAGGACTCACTATCGGTCTTATACTTAGTATTTTTTGGGCAGGGAGTCATGTACTCTATGCTTATATTCTTAGCGAACTCAACCAAAGGAAGAAATCATGATTACTGAAACAATTATTAAGACTTTTCAAAAGAAGCATAAGCAGTCAGACGTTATGGGTGTAATTCGCACTCTCTATCCAAACGTTGAAATTTCTATTTTAAAGAAGAAAGGTAACAAGTAATGAAATATAAGATTGAAATCGGTGGACGCGGCGGCGAAGTTGTTATCGGCTCCGTCAAGCGTGAATTCTATGACATTGTTGAAGAACATGAAATTGATTTTGAGGACTATGCTTGGAATGATGATTTCTTTGAGGAAAACGATGTAGAAATTGACGAAGATATCCGTCCGTTTCATCCCGGTGAATGGCATGAATGCGATAACCTTGCACACCACACTGGTCCTTCACTAGAAGATTGTTATATTAGTGTATTAGATGAAAACGATACAGTCATCTATGATGCACTAACTGCTGATGCTTTCTTTGATATGGGTGCAGATACAGAGCAGACCGAAGAGATTTTTCCTCAGGAAACTCTTGAAGACGGGGACGTTTACTTCCTTGGACAAAGCATTGAGAAAGGTCACTTCCTCTCGTTTGAATGCGAAGATGAAGCTTTTGACCCTAAGAAGCTAGTAATCACTACGGGTGATTATGACGGTTGGGAACTTGTTACTGGATTGACTTATGCCGGAGAATCACTTGATGATTTGGGTGACAGTTCAACTGACGGTAAAGGTTCTGAATTCCAGCTTATCCTAGTAGAGAAAGATTATTAATGTCATCGGGTAATGGTAGCTTATCGTTAGGTCAGGCAAAGTACAACAGAACGATAGCAGGCACTCTACCCAGCCAAACTGTATTTAGGCTTGATTCTGCTAGAAATCGCAAGGTACAAAAAGAGAAGGAAAAGAAGATGGGTTGGTTTAAAAGAAAGTTTGCACAATGGTGCCGCGAAGCTTGGGAAAATTCTCGTGATGAGGATAGAACATATGCAGTAGTAGACGCTGTTCAATCTCGGAGTATTGATGCAAACAAGAGCATTCGCTTCACTCTCTATCCGGCATCAGGCGGGTACGTGATTGAACACTACAAGAATGACCGTATGCGAGATAGTGATGGGCCGACATTGACTATTGTTAACAACGGTGACAGCATTGGTCAAGCTATTGAACACGTTATTGCGATTGAGTCGTTGAAGGCATAATGGCTAAAGAGAAACTATCAGCAGACGAAAAGTTTGATAAGGTTGAATTTGACCTTTTTGATGCAATCGCGGCTATCGACCGCAAAGACTATTCGTATTATGATAGGTTGACCCCCGAACAGCAAAAGAAGTTTGTGCCATTCATGAT